CACGCGTCCAACGGAAAGTTCCTGCACGACCTTTTAGTGGTTCACCGCCAAGACTGATAGGCGGTGAATAGAGATCGACCGTTTGGTCGGTTGAGGAGTTCTTCGTTCTTTTCAACCAGTAGGAATACCACAGGTAGGGGCGTTCTTCCTGTTGCCGACGTCTTTTCTTTCTATGATAGGAAAGACGCCAGTATACAGGTACTGACATGAGGTACTTCACGTCCTCGATATCAAGCCCGTACCTTAAGTATTGCGGAATATAATGCTTTATACCAGCATGGTCAACTTCCCATGAAGGTACTAGGCAGATCTTCCGCTTCCTACTATTGATCTCACGTAACAGGAACAGCACAGTCTGAGGAATCTCCTCGATGGACCACCGGCTTAGAAGCCCGTTTACCATCTTATGACACCACGCGATATAATCATTGCGTGATACCTGTTCCTCGAGCTGCAAGTCACACTCAGGCATGTACGGTCTTACGTCAATACCACCCTTGTAGTCGCCTCCACACGATTCTCGAAAGAATGTGTGCGAAGGACGTTCCTTATCAGGATCATCGAAGAAACTCTTGTCAGAGTTAATCGTGAAACCTAATTCGGACATAACTGCAATAAATGGTTTGGCGATGCGTGTGGGAATAATTATGTCATCCCCATACACCGATACCTTACCCCTTGATTTCATAAGGGTACGTGTGGCTTCCGCAAGGCAGTAGAACAGCAACGTTTGGAGAGGGAAAGTATGGCCACTACCCATAAGCATGTAACTATTTAGCTTAATGGGGCGATCATAACCTGGTACGAGAATCATACCAGTCCTCACAACCTCAAGTGCATGTAACCAATCATTCGGTACAAGCAACTCAAGGTGCCTCCAGACGAAACTGTCACTTGCCTTACTCATATCAATGGTACTTAGATAGCCGGTTTTACTGGCCGTCTGAGCCCAGCGGCGATGCCGCTCTTGCTGAATAGCGAGATTGATATGAGTTCTCCCTTCAAGTCTGGCACGGATTACTTC